TACCGATTTTAATTTTAAGATTAGAGGCGCATCTATACCAGGGGCAACAATTGGTGCAATAGATGTACCGTATATGGGAAGAATTTTAAAGTTTGCCGGAAATCGAACATATGCAGATTGGACGACAACAATCATTAATGATGAAGATTTTGCTGTTAGACAATTCATTGAAAAATGGATGGCAGGTATAGCTTCTCACCCAGGAAATGTAAGAACAGCACAGGCAGTTAGCCCAGCCGGTTATACAGCAGATTTGAAAGTGAAACAATTGGGCAAAGCTGGTAGCAGTAATGCATTAAGAACATATACATTTGAAGATGCATTTCCCACAGACTTAGCAGAAATTCCATTAGATTGGGGAGATACCGATACTATTGAAGAATTTACAGTTACTTGGTCTTACCAGTTCTGGACAGCAGCATAAAGGAGAACTTTAATGGCATTTAATGTATCTAAATTTAGATCAGAATTTAAATTTGACGGCGCCCGTGCTAATTTATTTGAGGTTTCTTTTACGGTTCCTACAATCGAGTCTTCAGAAAGCTACAAGTTGATGGTTAGAGGAGCCTCTCTTCCAGGTAAAACTATAGGGGCAATTAATACTCCATATTTTGGAAACCAATGGAAAGCCGCGGGAAATTTAACATTCCCCGATTGGACAATTACAATTATCAATAAAGAGAATTTTGGAGTTAGAGAAGATTTTGAACTGTGGATGGAGCAACTTAATAGCGCACGAACAAATGTGCGTCCCATATCAAATTATAGAACAGCGTTACATGTAAAACAATTTGGAAAAGCGGCGTCAGATGCTACGGGTACAGGCGCGGCAGCAATTGCTAATTATCGATTTGAAGGGGCATTTCCCACAGACTTGTCAGAAATTTCTCTAGATTGGGGCACAACTGATGCTATCGAAGAATTTACAGTTACTTTTTCTTATGATTGGTGGAGCGTGAATTACGGGGCTCCATCACCCTCGGTTGTAGCTACAACAGCAGCAGCTCCAGATGGAAAGTCATCTATTGATGGTACTTTCGCATAATATTACATTATTACCAACCTAAAAATCACATCCTTTGAAATCGGGGTATTTTTATAGAATATCCCGACATTTTTTTATGACTTCCAAATTTCAAAATATTAATAACTATAAATATAATAAAATAATAGTAAACCCCTCCCTAGGACTTTTTACATGGCTATAGAATTATTTGGTTTCCAAATAGGAAAAACAAACAAAGAAGTACAAAATAAGTCATTTGCATTACCAGAAGTTGATGACGGTGCTACAGTAGTTGAAGGTGGTGGAGTTTTTGGTCAATATGTTGATCTTGAAGGCACTGCCAGAAGTGAAGTAGAATTGATTAACCGATATAGAGAAATGACATTACAATATGAAGTTGACGCTGCAGTGGATGATATTGTCAACGAATCTATCATTACTTCCCGCGGAGATGAGCCCGTTTCTATCAACCTTGATAAATTGCAGGTTACCGATAATATTAAAGCGCGCATTAGAAACGAATTTAAAGAAATTACAAGGTTATTAGACTTTGGCTCACAAGCTTATGATATTTTCAAGCGTTGGTATATCGATGGTAGATTATATTATCATATTATTATTGATGAAAAGAATGTAAAAACGGGAATTCAGGAATTAAGAGCATTAGATCCACGAAAGATTAAAAAAATTAGAGAATTAAAAAGAGATGCTCCAGGATTGATGATATCCCCATCTACAGAAAAATCATTCACAAAAAAATATGAAGAATATTTTATTTACAATGATAAAGGTATAGATGGTTCAAGTTATGCTGCCCCTACTCAGACGGGCATAAAAATTGCTACTGATGCAATTTGTTATACTCATTCTGGATTAATGGATGCTCAAAGAAAAAGAGTATTATCATATTTACATAAGGCAGTTAAACCACTTAATCAGTTAAAAATGATTGAAGATTCTTTGGTTATATATCGCCTAGCCAGAGCTCCAGAACGAAGAATATTTTATATTGATGTTGGAAATCTCCCCAAATTGAAAGCTGAACAATATCTCCGTGATATTATGGTACGTTATAAAAATAAAATGGTTTATGATGCTTCAACTGGGGAAGTTAGAGATGATAGAAAACATATGAGTATGTTGGAAGATTATTGGCTTCCTCGGCGTGAAGGTGGACGGGGTACAGAAATTACAACACTTCCGGGTGGGCAAAACCTTGGAGAAATTGAAGATATTTTATATTTTCAGAAAAAACTTTACAGATCACTTAATGTTCCTATTTCTCGATTAGAACCAGAAACGGGTTTTAATCTCGGAAGAGCCTCAGAAATTACAAGAGACGAATTAAAATTTGCTCGTTTTGTTGATAGGCTGCGTCACCGTTTTGTACACTTTTTTAGTCGATTGCTTGAAACTCAATTATCCCTTAAAGGTATAATGAACAAGGAAGATTGGAATCAGATACGCCAGTTTGTAAATTATGATTTCTTAGAAGATTCCCATTTTGAAGAATTGAAAAAATCTGAGATTATGCAAGATCGCATGAACGTTCTCAGAGATATATCAGAATATGCTGGTAAATATTATTCTCATAATTGGATTAGAAAGAATGTTTTACATCAAGCTGAAGATGAAATTGAGGAAATCGATAATGAAATTACAGGTGAAAAGGGAGACTCGCGATATGCGAGTGATGAAGATGAAGGTGGTGGAGGAGGTCTATATTCACAGAAAGATCACTCTAAAAAACTTGATTTAATTAATGAACAAAATATAGATGAAAAAATTGATCTTAAGATTGATGAAATGAAAGATGATATACATTTAAAAGACAATATTCAGAATGTTTTCGATACCATATTAAACGAGAGGACGGATGCTTGATGAGAAAGAGTCTCTTTCAAAGGATGAATTAGAATCCGCGAAAGTTCTCGCCGCAAGTTTACAATTTACAAGAAATGAAGTAAAAAAAGTAAAAACAGACTTAATTGAAGGTTTTAAGGAAATAACTGATCCTGCGACTGGAGAAAAAGTTAAAGTTCTTGAAATTGTTGGCAGAAAAGGTCTCAAAGGAGAACGAGGAGAAGACGGAAAACATGGCCCCATTGGTTCTATGGGTCCTCGTGGCCCAGAAGGTGTTCCGGGAAAAATGGGGCCTCAAGGTATACAAGGTCCTATAGGTTTAACGGGCTCACAAGGTCCTGAAGGTCTTACTGGTCCTGCCGGTATAGATGGTGACGACGCAGATGTTTCAGAGGTATCGAGCCAAGTCGCGAGATTAAAAACACGATTAAATCTTTTAGCGTCAAGTACAGGTCACCTAAGTACACATACAGGATGGGGCGAATATGTAGGTGGAGGTGGTGGCGCACAACCAGATGGAGAAAATTTAGGTAATCCCAGTACTTCTGAATATCGCCCATTTAGTACTTTAAAGTCTGGAGCAAATTCTACTTTACAATTTTATAAAGCTATTGGTAATAATGGTATTCAATTTGTAAGAAACAGTGCCAATACAGGTTATTATGCCCAAATAGATTCAAGTGCTACAATTAATGTCTCAAGTTTTAATATTACTAGCACTTCAGCCAGCCTAAATGTTGCGGGGTTAACATCACTCGCCAACACAGTTCCCAAAGCTAATGTAACATATGATTTAGGTTCCCCACAATTATATTGGAAAAATGTATATGCTCAAGCGATTGTCACCACAGGAGATTTACAATTAGGTGATGATTCAACCGACACTGTTACTATAGGTGCCGATATTGGAAGTGATATTATACCAAATACTGATAGCACATATGATTTGGGCAATACTACTCACCGATGGGCAAACATATATGTGGATGATATTGCTGTAACTTCACTTTCGGGTGCCGGACTTACTGCTAATTCAACCGAAGTTGATATTACAACAACAACATTAGATGTAAATGCCAATCTTGCCGTTCATAGTACATTGTTGGCTAATTCGACTAATGTAACTCTTGCTGGTACATCTGCTACATTTTCAGCCAATGTAACAACAACTGCTGCAAATGTTTATATTAATGGTACAGATTTATTAGTTTCATCAAATACTAGAATTACAACAACCACATTGGATGTGAACGCTAATCTTGCTGTACATTCTACTTTATTGGCTAATAGCACTAATGTAACACTTGCGGGAACATCAGGAACAATTTCATCAAATGCAACATTTTCTGCAAATGTAACAACAACTGGCGCAAATGTTTATATTAATGGTACAGATTTATTAGTTTCATCAAATACTAGATTACCATCATTTACAGCAAATACAACTGAAGTTGACATTACTACAACCACATTGGATGTAAATGCTAATCTTGCTGTTCATGATACATTATCAGCCAATAGTACCAATGTAACTCTTGCTGGTACATCAGGAACTATTTCATCAAATGCCACATTTACTGCAAATTTAACAACAACTGGCGCAAATGTTTATATTAATGGAACTGATTTAAAAGTCACCTCAAATACTACACTACCATCATTTACAGCAAATACAACTGAAGTTGACATTACTACAACAACATTTGACGTAAATGCCAATCTTGCCGTTCATAGTACATTAACAGCCAATTCTACTAATGTAACTCTTGCGGGAACATCAGGAACCATTTCATCAAATGCTACATTTGCTGCAAATTTAACAACAACTGGTGCAAATGTTTATATTAATGGCACAGACTTAAAAGTAGATTCTAATTCAACATTTAGTGGCGCAAATGTTTATATAAATACAACAGACCTATTAGTAAAAGCAAATACTCGACAAACAGCAAATGTAACTTTTTCGGGCGCAAATGTAGTTTTAACATCTCATGTAAGTGGTTCTGGTATTGAAGAACGTATTCAAGATGTTACTGCAGCAATGTTAAGAAATACTGCCGATCCGTCATCTACATATGCCGGAACTATGGTTGGGTTGAAAATAATTTATGATGATACTAATGGTGAATTAGATATAACTAATGAAATCGCTACCCATCCCTTTACGGAGGCTGGTCATGCACATCCACAAATCGCAAATTTTGGTTTAGTCACCGAAGATTTGGTTTCGGGAATACAAATGTTAGAATTTTTACAGGGAGTGACATCAAGAGCATTTGATTTGGGTGTAATAACAGCTAGTTCATCAGTCGATATATCAAATGGACTTTTACCATAAACCAAGGAATTAATGGCAACTCAGATACAATTTAGACGAGGTACTACATCACAACACGGATCTTTTACAGGTGCAGTGGGTGAAATTACAGTAGATACTGATAAAAAAACTCTAGTAGTTCATGATGGATCTACTGCAGGTGGTTTTGCCTTAGCCAATAGTTCGGTTGTATCATCTTCCCAAATGTACGATGCCGATACAGATACTAAAATTCAAATGGAAGAGTCCTCAGATGAGGATACAATAAGATTTGATGCCGCGGGTACTGAAGTCGCTTTAATGAATTTGACTCATGTATTATTGAAGAGTACAAATTTTCAAACTACATCCAATACAACTCTTGCCGGCACAAATACGGTAATCTCTTCAAATGCAACATTTTCAGGAACTAGCTTAAAAGTCGCAGGTACTACAGATTCTTCCAGCAATTCTACTGGAGCACTTCTTGTTGCTGGAGGTATGTCAGTAACTAAAAGTATGTATGTTGGTCAAAATCTTGTTGTAGAAGGAAATTTAACAGCAGAGGGAGGTACACTTACTTTAGGTGATAGTACTGCTGACAGTGTGGTTTTTACAGGGGATGTAAATTCTAGTATTATTCCAAATACCGATAGTACATTTAATTTAGGTAATACAACCCATCGGTGGAATGATTTGTATGTAGATGATGTTACACTTACACAAACTCTTGCTGTATCTGGTAATACTACTATGCCAGGAATTGCTGCCAACACTACCCATACATTATTGTCTGGTACAACAGAAATTGATTTAACATCAACGACTGTTGATATAAACGCTAATGTTGCCATACATAGCATTTTTACATCAAATTCAACTCAAATTGATATTGATGGAACAACATTAAATGTTTCAGCAAATGTTACTATGCCGTCTCTTACGGCAAATACAATTAAAGTATCAGTTACAGGCACTACATTAAATAGTAGTGCTAATATTAATTTTCCTTCGTTTACAGCAAATACGATTGAAGTGGATGTTACTACTACGAATTTCGATGTAAATGCAAATCTTGCTGTTCACACTACACTATTAGCTAATTCCACTAATGTAACTCTTGCTGGTACATCAGGAACTATTTCATCAAATGCCACATTTTCAGCTAATGTAACTACTTCTGGAGCAAATGTTTATATTAATGGTACAGATTTATTAGTTTCATCAAATACTAGATTACCATCAATTACTGCCAATACTACTTTAGTAACTCTTTCTCCCGCTAAAGTAGATTTTTCAGGAACTACATTAAACAGTACAGCAAATGTTGTATTGCCGTCATTTACAGCTAATACGACTAAAGTAGAAGTTACTGGCACAGCATTAAATGTTACGGCGAATGTTACTATGCCGTCATTTACAGCTAATACGACTAAAGTAGAAGTTACTGGCACAGCATTAAATGTTACGGCGAATGTTACTATGCCGTCATTTACAGCAAATACAATTGAAGTAGATATTACAACAACCACATTGGATGTGAACGCTAATTTGGCAGTTCATGCTACATTGTTAGCCAATTCTACCAATGTAACTCTTGCTGGTACATCGGGATCTATTTCATCAAACGCAACATTTTCTGCAAATGTAACTACTTCTGGAGCAAATGTTTATATTAATGGTACAGATTTATTGGTTTCATCAAATACTAGATTGCCTTCCCTTACTGCAAATACGATTGAAGTAGATATTACTACAACTACATTGGATGTGAACGCTAATTTAGCGGTACATTCTTCTTTGTTGGCTAATAGCACTAATGTAACACTTGCTGGAACATCAGGAACAATTTCATCAAATGCAACATTTTCTGCAAATGTAACTACTTCTGGAGCAAATGTTTATATTAATGGAACTGATTTATTAGTTGCATCAAATACCAGACTGCCGGGAATTACAGCCAATACTTCTTTAGTAACTATTAATCCCACTAAAGTTGAGTTTTCTGGAACTACATTAAATGCCACAGCAAATGTTGTATTACCATCATTAACTTCAAATACTACTCATACATTATTGTCTGGTACAACTGAAGTTGACATTACTACAACCACATTGGATGTAAATGCAAATCTTGCTGTTCACACTACACTATTAGCTAATTCCACTAATGTAACCCTAGCTGGTACTTCTGGTTCAATTTCATCAAATGCAACATTTTCTGCAAATGTAACTACTTCTGGAGCAAATGTTTATATTAATGGTACAGATTTATTGGTTTCATCAAATACTAGATTACCATCAATTACAGCAAATACTACTTTAGTAACTCTTTCTCCCGCTAAAGTTGAGTTTTCAGGAACTACATTGAATGCTACGGCAAATGTTGTATTACCATCATTTACAGCAAATACGATTGAAGTTGATATTACAACAACTACATTAGATGTAAATGCAAATTTGGCAGTTCATACAACATTACTGGCGAATTCTACTAATGTAACCCTAGCTGGTACTTCTGGTTCAATTTCATCAAATGCAACATTTTCAGCTAATGTAACTACTTCTGGCGCTAACGTATATATTAACGGTACAGATTTATTGGTTTCATCAAATACCAGACTGCCGGGAATTACAGCTAATACTACTCATACATTGTTATCGGGTACAACTGAAGTTGATATTACAACAACTACATTGGATGTGAACGCCAATCTTGCTGTACATTCTACTTTAACAGCAAATTCTTCAGCATTAGTGGCTACAGGTACAGCTGATGCCGCAGATACAATTTACCTCAGAGAAAATGCTGGAACTGCTGGTAAAATTAGAATTCATGCTGATCAAGGAACAGCATCCACTGAAGGTACCGGTTCTGTTCAGCTTATATCTGATGTTGGCGGAATTGGAATTAAGTCTGGATTAAACGCAGCAAATTCGATTCAAATTATAGCAGATGGTGGAACTTCAGAAACAATTCAAATTCATTCAGATCAAGGAACGACTGCCGGCGCAATTAATATAGTTTCTGATGTAGGTGGAGTTAAAATTCTATCAGGACATACTACACACGGTGTAGCAATCGGTACAGGAACATCTGCGGTGCCAATTTCTATAGGCCATTCTACGTCTGAAACTACTATTAATGATAATCTTACAGTCACGGGCGATTTAACTGTAAGTGGTAATCAATATTCAATTGAATCACAATCTATAACTATAAAAGATAAAACATTAATTATTGCCGGCTTAACAAATGTTATAGCAAATAGTGCATTTACTGCTGCGAATCCTGCAGTTGTTACATCAGCTTCACATGGATTGTTAGATGGTTCTGTAATATTTGTAACATCTGTTAGGACTGGTTCCGGTGTCACTAATGAAACTGTTTATACTGTCGCTAACAAAACAACAAATACATTTCAATTATCTGGCCAAGATGCTTCATCTGGAGTTGCTGGTTATATCGACTATGTAGGACCTGTATCTGATGCCCTCGCGGATGATTCTGGACTTATTATTCCTGGTACAACGGCTAAATCATTACTTTGGGATAATACTGATGGTAGATGGGAATTTTCTGATGATCTTTTAGTAACAGGAAATACTTACACAAATTATGTAGTACATGAAGGTGATGATAATAATTATCTACAATTTGGAACTGACATACAAGACTTTTATACTGCTGGAGGTAGAAGAGCAAGAATTGATGCCGGTGGTAATGTTGTGTTTGGATCAAGTTCGGCTACTGGAGATGCAGCGGTAGAAATTGAAGGAACGGCTAATGTCCAAGGAAATTTCAATGCAACGGGTACTTCTTTCACAGTAACAGCTAATACTACACTTCCTTCATTTACAGCAAACACGATTGAAGTAGATGTTACTACAACTACATTGGATGTAAATGCCAATCTTGCTGTTCACACTACACTATTAGCTAATTCCACTAATGTAACACTTGCTGGAACATCAGGAACAATTTCATCAAATGCAACATTTTCTGCAAATGTAACTACTTCTGGAGCAAATGTTTATATTAATGGCACCGATTTATTAGTTTCATCAAATACTAGATTGCCATCATTTACAGCAAATACAATTGAAGTTGATATTACAACAACTACATTAGATGTAAATGCTAATCTTGCCGTTCACACTACACTATTAGCTAATTCCACTAATGTTACACTTGCGGGTACATCTGGTTCTATTTCTTCAAACGCAACATTTTCCGCAAATGTAACTACTTCTGGCGCTAACGTATATATTAATGGCACAGATTTATTAGTTGCGTCAAATACTAGATTACCATCAATTACGGCTAATTCCACTTTAGTAACTATTAATCCTGCTAAAGTTGATTTTTCTGGAACCACATTGAATGCTACGGCAAATGTTGTATTACCTTCATTTACAGCAAATACAATTGAAGTTGATATTACAACAACCACACTGGATGTGAACGCCAATCTTGCCGTTCATACAACATTACTGGCGAATTCTACTAATGTAACTCTTGCGGGAACATCAGGAACCATTTCTTCAAATGCAACATTTTCAGCTAATGTAACTACTTCTGGCGCTAACGTATATATTAACGGTACAGATTTATTGGTTTCATCAAATACTAGATTACCATCAATTACAGCAAATACTACTTTAGTAACTATTAATCCCACTAAAGTTGAGTTTTCTGGAACTACATTAAATGCCACAGCAAATGTTGTATTACCATCATTTACAGCAAATACGATTGAAGTTGATATTACAACAACTACATTAGATGTAAATGCTAATCTCGCTGTTCATAGTACATTAACCGCTAATTCTTCAGCATTAGTGACTACAGGAACAGCTGATGCAGCAGATACAATTTATCTCAGAGAAAATGCTGGAACTTCAGGAACAATTAGAATTCGTGCTGACCAAGGGACATCTAAAGCAGAAGGCGCAGCATCAGTTCAACTTTTGTCTGATGTTGGTGGAATCGGAATTAAATCTGGAATAAATTCCGCAAATGGTATTCATATTATTTCAGATGGTGGTACATCTGGTACTATAATGATACATAATGATCAAGGTACTGCTGTTGCTGAAGGCGCCACATCATTACAACTTTTGTCTGATGTTGGAGGAATTGAACTTAAATCGGGACTTAATGCCGCAAATGCTGTTAATATTATCGCAGATGGTGGAACTTCAGAATCGATTGAAATTCATTCGGATCAAGGAACAGGTGCCGCCTCAATTAATATAGTTTCTGATGTGGGTGGAATTAAAATTCTATCTGGTAGTACGGGTCAAGGTCTTGTATTGGCTACGGGCACATCCGGCGTACCAATTTCTATAGGTCATACTACTTCCGAAACTACTGTTAATGATAATCTTACGGTTACAGGTGTACTAAATATAGTAACACAGACAAAAATGACTGAATTAGGGTCAGATCCGACCGCGGCAGCTGGTTATAATTATGTATATTCGAAAGACCCATCTGCAGGAGGTTCTGGATTGTTTTTTGTTAATGATACAACATCTGGAGAAATGTGTTCTAAAGCAAAAGCAGTAACTTTTGCATTGATTTTTTAAGGGAGAATTTTTAAATGAGTATAGCAAAAGCTTCAATCTTAACTTCTGCCACTACGGCATATACCTCGTCAGGTGCTACAGCTATCACTTCAATGTTTATCTGTAATTTTGATACTTCAAATGATTGTCACGTAACGGTATATATTGTGCCTAGTGGCGATTCTGCTGATGATACTACTACTATATTTAAAGAATTGACTATAGAGGCGGGAGATACATACATATTTAATACAGAACGTTTTCTTTTAGCGAATGGAGATACTGTAAAAATGACGGCAGAAACTGCTGGAGATTTATCTTCAGTAATAAGCTATACATCAGTTTAATTTTATGAAATTATTAGAATCTAATAATAAAGAAGAAATTCAGGTTTTTTCTTTAGATGAAGTTTATATAAAGTGGGATTCAAATATGACTCCAGAAATATATAAAAAAATAGAGGCTGAAATAAAAGAAAATGGTATGTATTCTCCTATTTTATTATTGAGAATGATTCCTGACGAATGGAAGAACGACCCTAAAATTGTTTATAATGTGCCCGAAGGAGTAAAATTTATTAATACAATAGAATATGGAAGCACTCGTTATCGTTACGCAAAGGAAAATGGTTATACTCACATTCATGGGGTCGTATTCACAATGATAGAGGCTCTAAGATTATATGAAAAGAAACTCAATAAATGGTATCGTGATTGGATAACATCAAGAGGAACAACTAGTTATTTAGACTAAGGTAAATCATGTCAGGATTTTTAAAGAAATTAGCATTAATAGGGGCAAATACAACTCAATCAGGTATTGTCCAACTTATTGATAGTACAACAAGTACATCTGCCACTTTGGCCCCTACCGCTAATGCTGTTACAACTGCAATGAAATCTACAGCATCTCCAGCTGCTGATACTCAGATAGTTTTTAATGATGGTGGTACATTCGCAAACGGTGATGCCAATTTAACTTGGACTAAAGGCACTGCAACACTCCTCGTAGATGGAAAAGTAGATATTACAGGTACTACATTAAACAGTACAGCCAATGTAGTATTTCCATCTTTCACGGCAAATACAATTAAAGTAGAAGTTACTGGTACATCATTAAATGTTACGGCAAATGTTACTATGCCATCATTTACAGCCAATACAATAGAAGTTGATGTTACCACAACAACATTTGACGTAAATGCTAATTTAGCGGTACATTCTACTCTAACAGCAAATTCTACAGTATTAGTGGCTACAGGAACAGCTGATGCCGCAGATACAATTTACCTCAGAGAAAATGCTGGAACTTCTGGTAAAATTAGAATTCACGCAGATCAAGGAACTTCTAAAGCCGAAGGCGCGGCATCAGTACAACTTTTGTCTGATGTGGGTGGTGTTGGAATCAAATCAGGAATAAATTCGGCAAATGGTGTTCATATCATTTCAGATGGTGGTACAGCCGGTACTATAATGATACATAATGACCAAGGTACTGCTGCTACTGAAGGCGCCGCATCTATTGAAGTTATATCAGATGTGGGGGGAATTGAACTTAAATCAAGTCTTAATGCTGCAAATGCTGTTAATATTATTGCGGATGGTGGTACATCCGAAACGATTGAAATCCACGCAGATCAGGGAACAGGTGCCACATCAGTTGATATAGTTTCTGATGCTGGGGGTGTTTCTATCTTAGCGGGAAGTACTACTCATGGTGTAAAAATAGCAACTGGAACAACGGGTGTTCCTGTAACAATCGGTCATTCCACTTCAGAAGTTACAATTTCAGATAATTTAATTGTTACAGGAGATTTTACTGTTACGGGCACAACTACTAGTGGTGATGCTACAACAACAGTAGTAAAAGATAAAACTTTAGTTATAGGTGGTACAACAAATGTTGTAGCAAATAGTGCATTTACTGCTGCCAACCCAGCAGTTGTTACATCAGCATCACATGGATTAGCGGATGGTGATGAAATATTTGTAACAGCAATACGTTCTGGTTCTGGTGTTACTAACGAAACTGTCTATACTGTCGCCAATAAAACAACAAATACATTTCAATTATCTGGTCAAGATGCTTCATCTGGAGTTGCCGGTACCCTTGACTATGTAGGAGCTGTATCCGACGCACTTGTAGATGATGCTGGAATTCTTATACCAGGTACAACAGTAAAATCATTACTTTGGGATAATTCAGATACTAGGTGGGAATTTTCAGACGATCTTTTGGTGACGGGAAATACTTATTTAAATTATTTGGTACATGAAGGTGACGATAATAATTATTTACAATTTGGAACCGATATACAAGATTTTTATACTGCTGGAGGTAGAAGAGCGAGAATTGATGCCGGTGGTAATGTCGTGTTTGGATCGAGTTCTGCTACTGGAGATGCTGCCGTAGAAATTGAAGGAACCGCTAATGTACAAGGAAATTTTAGTGCAACAGGCACTACTTTTACAGTAACAGCCAATACTACTTTACCTTCAATTGTTGCTAATACTACTGTAGTAACTCTATCTCCCACTACAGTTGATTTTTCAGGAACTACATTAAACAGTACAGCAAATGTTGTATTTCCATCACTTACGGCTAATACAATTAAAGTTGATATTACTGGAACTACATTAAACTGTACAGCAAATGTTGTATTTCCATCATTTCAAGCCAATACAATTGAAGTTGATATTGCTGGAACTCTATTTGATATTTCTGCCAATGTAGATATTGATTGTACTAATGTTGATATAGACGCAAATCTTTCTGTCCATACTACTTTTTATGCCAATTCAACAGCAGTTGGAATTGCAAATGTCACTCCCACAGCCGCTGTAGTACAGATCGGTGGACGTGGAGTGGATGATGATGGTAAATTATATGTGGGGGTTGATAACTACGGTTCAGATGTAAAATTCTTTGGCGCAACCGCTTCGAAATATATGTTATGGGACGCATCTGCAGACCAATTACAAGTTGTTGGAGCTGGGGGTATTACTATTAATGGATCTGGAGTTGCATCAGTTGGGGGTACAGATACACAAGTTCAGTTTAATGACGGTGGTAGTACTATAGGCGGAGATGCCGGTCTTGTTTTTAATAAAACAACAGATACACTTACTGCTGGACAAATAACAATTGACAAAAATCATACAGCCGCAACTGCTGCTTCCGTTACAGGATTACACGTTGATTTTGACAGAACTGTACCTGGTTCTGGAACTGCAACTTTCACAGATATTGGAATTGATTTAGATGTAAATTCTGCCGGTCTAGGAACAACTACTACAACTGGATTGGATGTTGATGTTGTCGGTGCTACTACAGGAACACATACAGCAACAGGAATCAACATTGCAGTTGGTTCTGCTGATACCAATTATGCATTGATTACTTCAGGTGGAAATGTTGGTATTGGCGTAGCTACTCCTGGTGCCGCACTTGATGTACAGGGACCTGTAGGATCAGGAACAGCTTCTGCTGGAGTTTTGAGATTATCCACTGCTGAAACAACCGTAGTAGATGCAGACCAATTAGGAAGAATAGAATTTATTGCCCCTGTAGAAGGTAGTGGAACAGATGCGATTTTGGTCGGAGCATCCATATACGCAGAAGCAGACGACACATTTGCAGCAGATAATAATGCAACTGAATTGGTATTTGCAACTGGTGCATCTGCAGCCGCAGCAGAAAAAGTTCGTATTACAAGTGACGGTAAAGTCGGTATAGGGACTGCTACACCAGTTACAGACTTAACAATTGAGGGGCCTATAACATTAAAAGAACAAGCTGACGCTGATGCAGATACGGCCGCATATGGACAAATATGGGTAAACACTGCTACACCAAATGAATTATATTTTACAACCGATGCTGGAAATGATATTCAAATTACATCTGGTTCAGCAATAGCAGCAACACCTGGTGGTTCTGATACTCAGGTTCAATTCAATTCTAGTTCAACATTTGGTGGACATTCTGGTATGACTTATGTATCTGGTACTGGACTGTTGACGGTAACAGCTTTGACAGAATCATCTGATATTTCATTGAAAGAAAATATTACCAATTATAATTCTCAGGAAGCATTACAAGCGGTAATGTCATTACAAGCACATAGATATTCTTTCAAAGAATCGGGCGTTAAAGAGATAGGTTTAATTGCGGATGAAGTTGAAAACATATTGCCCGAACTGGTTTCTGTTAGAGAAATGGATAATATGAAAAGTTTGAAATATACAAAACTAGTAGCAGTTTTAACAGAAGCAATGAAAGAACAGCAAGATCAAATTGATGATCTCAGGGGCGAGCTACAAAAACTTAAAAATTAATAAGGCCAAAACTATTTTATTATAAATATCTATAGATAATAATTTTATTTTTACTAGGAGAAGATAATGAGTGAATTTACTACAAAAGATTTTGTTGATGCTATTGTTACAGGAGATAATGCTCGATCCAAAGACGCACTTGTAGGGGTTTTAGGAACTAAAGTAATAGATGAGCTAGAAACAAAAAAAGTAGAAGTGGCTTCTACTATGTTTAACCCTTCGTTCGCTTCTCCCACTAAATCTCCACCCGACCCTAAAGAAGGAGAGGAAAATGAAGACGTTTAACGAGTTTAGGCACCTTTCAGAAAAGGAATCTGAAGTTGAGATAAATCTTTCTGAAGATGAGGATTACTGTTATGATGAAAATGAGATCAGAAGTGCTTGTCGAGTAGAAGGAATGTCTGAACTTGAAATTGACAATTTCTTAGAAGAAAACTTTGATGAAGTAGAAGTAGATGATGTAGAGAAAGAAGAAGTAGAGAATGAAACAATTCCGCAAACTTAAATCAGAGATAACAGAAGATCACGACAATCATGAAGATGTGGAGGGGCGTAGAGCTAAAGCGCAACTCTTTAAACTTATGAAATATTCTCATAAGTTAATATCTTTACTTGATGATGATGATGATCTTGAAAGTTGGATACAGGATAAAATTTCTGTAGCATCTGATAATATGTCATCTGTTTATCATTATTTGGATTATGAAATGTCCTTTCCTCAATTTGAGGATGATGATGATGAATATGGTGGAAGTTCTAATGGATATTATGAAAGTGTTCAAGAAGGAATAATATCTGATTTACAAAAAATAGCAAAATCTAAAAGAACATCTGAAGTACGATTAAACAATGGAGCCAAACTTCCTGTAGATCACAAAACTGCGGAATTATTAATTGGTGTATATAACGAGTTAGATACTTCTAATAGAAAAAAGATGGAAATAAATATTAGTAAAGGGGAATTGAGTTTCATGAAAATGATTGACTTTGCACAAGAAAATAAGATTAAAGGATAACAATGTCAGAAGTACTTCAAAT